CATCGTAATTCTTATTATTCTCGTACAGGTATTTAAGGAATAACTTGAACCTCATTTTAAATTCTGGAGTTCTTAATCCTTTGGTTTCTATTATAAAGCCAGCATCTAAGTTAATGAAGTCAGGAGTATAAGAAATATTTCTTACGTTTCCTGTCATCTGTTTAAATACTTTCTTTCCTTTAGTCGTTCCTTTATCCATGAGGAGACCCTCGAACTTGAATTTTTCTACAAGCTCGAAGGTCTTGCCTTCATACTCATGGGGGATGTTTGCTTTATTCAATGCTCTGTAACAGTAAAGCTCTAGTCCTGAGGCGAATTTAATCCCATCCTCAGTATGCTTCTTAGCTTTAGTTATCTTTCTACCTTTACGTCTCTTATATTGCATAAGGCAATATACAAATATTTAAAGGTCAGTCCAACTAACCTTTGGTATTTTCCTCATAGTGAAGTGGCTCTTGTAATCCTTCATTGGCAGTAGGATTATCTCAGCCTCATCGTTGTCTCCACCATTTACAATCCTTAAGTTAGAATAATTATCCTTAAGTATCCGTCTTAACTTGGGCATCTCTATGAAGAAAAGATATATAAAGTTGTCATCAAGGTTTGTGTAATTGTATATAAACATGTCAGCTTCACTCTTAGATATACCTGATGGTTTCCCAGCATCCTTAATTTCTAAAGCCATGTTCCCTGTATTCTTATACCTATCACTCTTAATTTCAAAGGTTATATCCTTACTGTCTTTAATGCCTTTGATGTCCCACTTATAATCTTTATTAAAGGATATATTATCTAAGCCACTAATAGACATATACATTCCTATAATCCTTTCCCACTTCTCACCCCAGGATAAGTCACCACGAAAGTTCTCTCGACTACTCATCGTCTGTATCGTTATAAACCCATTCACTATGGATTTTTTTAAATACCATTACGTCTTTCTGGTTCTCTATAGCTAATTGCAATAATATGAAGTACCCAGTTAAATCTTTTAAGTCGTCATCATCACCCTCGAAAGATTGATTTTTCTTTATCCTATTTAGCTTATCATTTATCCTGGCTTGGATAGCTTTTACAGGGTCTATATCAAATAGAACTCCTCTATCGAATACTGAGTTACCATAAGATATATTCTTCTCTAATAGAAGGTCTCTAATCTCGTCACACTTTTGTTTAATTTTATCTTGCATATCTATTTATTTTTTTAGATTCAATAGCCTTTTGTTTAGCACGTTTATACTTGCCCTTATTTGATGTTTGATTCTCAGGTATCTCTGAATAATTAATAGATTTACTTTTCCCTTTTTGATTGACTCTAATATAATCTTGTTTATTATTCCTGTCATTTTCTTTTCGTTTATTTAAACTAATAATAATCAACCCAGCTATAAATAAAAATATACAGCTTACGAACACTAAAAATTCTAATTCTATCATATCTTTCCTCTTACTTTACCTCCTGGTCTCATTATAGCAGACCCAAATCCTTTGTTTTCTTTTACGCTATCCATGTAGACTTCACAGCACATAGCTTCTTTAGCTACGACTTTACAATCTACAACCTGCATAGTATGTGTGGATAGTTCTAATGTTTTTCCACATACCTTACACTCAAACTTTGCCATATATTTTTTTTATTGGTTGAAGCCTTGGAGGGTAAGTTCCCACCACCCTCCAAAGGTTTTACTTCAACGCTGACTTTTTGCCTAGTTCCCACACTAGGTCTTTTCACTTTATGCCCAACTCACGCTTGGTACTCTCGTATAGAATGTTATGTTTTCTTTTTGTCTACATCTTTACTTATCTCTATAGCTCTATCTAAAATATCTTTACCTATAAAGTCTTCCACATACTTAAGGTATGTGTCAGCAACATTAATCTTATCCTTTTTATAAGCTCTAGTGTAGTCCGTATGGAACTTAATCATAGATAACTTTATGTTTGTAACCTCATTGTTGGTTCTTTCTATTGAAGCTAAGAACTCTGGGTGCTTCTTTAAATCTCTTTTTAATCTTCTAACTTTACTTGACATCTGTTTTAATTTTTAATAAATATCGTTTGACATACATAAATACTTTAGCTTAACTATCTCAGTAACCTTAACCTCCACATCGTTAGATGATTTGTGCTTTATTGATAGCTTGTTTAAGAACCTACTATCTGAGTTAATAACATCAAGAGATAATGTTGATACTACTGTTTCGTAATTAGCTTTACTCCATTTCTTAGAGGGTTTGTAAACTCCTTTCACATACCTAGCTGTCCTCCATTCGTAATGGACTATAGCGTGGTAAAGTTTTTTTTTCATTCCACAATACTTTTTATATTGTATAAATCATCTTTAACTTTATTCAGATTAAGTCTAAGCCTTGCGTTCTCGGACCTCAATCTCTTGATAATCACATCTTTATCATCATCTTTAAAGTCTATAGATTTCTCACTCCATCTATCCTCATCTATCTTTGCCCTAACTACATCCTCAAGTCTTCTGTAAAGTTCCATATATTTTTTATCATGTCGCAGAACTTCATCGTGAACTTTCATATAGTGGATTATAGTTGCGTGATTCTTTTTAAATATTTTACCTATAGCCATATATGTTGTGAACAAGTTGCTCCTTATAGCTACTGCTATAGCTATATGTGTTTCAACTACATTTCTATAGCGTGTTCCTATCATGTAGATACTTATTCTCTCAGTCTCATAAGCTTCTCTGAATAACGCTTTAGATATTTCTATTTCTTTCTCTGTTAAGTTTAAATCTTTAATGTGCTCTGTTGATTTAATATATGCTTTCGAGTCCTTCATCTTCTATCTTGTTTGCTAATTGGTATTCGTTTAATTTACTTAAAGCTTCCTCATACTTAGAGTGAACAGATAACATATCTGCCTGAGCCTTAATAGACTTCTCTTTGTACGACTGCATATTAAAGTGTACACTCATAAATGTAGCTCCAGCTTTAAGCATTATATCTATCCTTTTCTTTCTACTCCCTATAAGTTTATGACCAGGATTATTCTCTTCAAAAGCATTAAGCTCTCTCTCCATTTCTATCACCATATCCATGAAGGTATTGAAGACCTTCATACTATTTCTTTCTTCCTCGTTTGGTTGTGCTTTTCTTACCAAATCAAGTGCTTGTTCTATCAACTCCATACTTATAAATTGTTTGTATCATGCCACATATCATCATCAATATCATCAATATCAACTAAAGGTAGCGTTTGTTCTGGTTGTTGTTCTTCTTCCAATGGGTCGTAATACATCATAGTCTTAGGGTTGAAGGCTCTAAACCTACATACATCTTTAGAGTATGCTAGTATCACAGGGTTATCATCATTCGTTGGTGTACCAACAAGTTTCTGAAACTTTATTTTTCTTACGTGTATCTGAGTCTTATCCCAATCTTCTGAGTTAGGGTTTCTATGTATAGTCAAAAAGTTATCACTTCTGTTTGCCCATACACCACCACCTTCGGCATCATACATTCCTGGAGGTCTAGTAGAACCATCATCAGATACTGCCCTAGACTTTGCAGATATAGAGTGAGTGGATATGATAAAGTGTAAGTCGTACTTAGTCTTAAACCTTCTTATCGCAGCCAAACTTTTATATATAAAGTCATACATGATAGCTGTATCAGGCTTACGTAAATCATTCCAAGGGTCTATAACGCATCCATCAATCTGCTTCTCGTAACACAATCGTTCAAACTCTCTAAGTAACTCTGACGTAGTTGGTGTCTCTTCAAACTCTAAGAAGAAGAAATGCTCTGTAATAAAATCAACAGATTTATCTAACCTAGCCATACTCATTCTACCTAGTTTGTCTTTGTCGGCAGACATACCACACATCATCTCAGCAAGTTCTATAATTATATCTCCAATAGGGGAGTTCTCTGGAGAATATACTCCCCACTTCCATCCGTATTTCTTGCTCATCAGAAGCATAAGATAAAACAAGAACGTACTCTTACCTCTATTGGCTAGACCTGTAATTATAGTTAACTCTTTCTTCCTCATTGTAAAGTGAGGGTCAAGAGATACTATACCTGTACTTAAACCTTTAGTGTAACCTTCGTTGTAAACACCAGATATGTAGTCCTTTATATCTTTCTTAGTCTGTAACTTTGCAGATACAAACTTTTCATTTTCTAAACTCATAATCTGTTATTTATTTGATAGGTTACTACATCTTAGTTTTTGATTAAGTAGGTTGTAAACTTTAAGTGCTTGTTCTTCATTGGCGTAACATTCCTCTAAAGGTTCTCTAACCCCAGACAATCTTATTACAACCTTAGAGTCTTCCGTATAGAAGCATAGTACTCTTGTTATATCAATACTAACTCCCTTGTTTATCTTTACAAAATTCATAACATACTTTTTTTTGGTTAAAAAAAGGAGGGGCGTTAACCCCTCCATCTAGTATTACTTTTTAGAACGGGAGTCCATCATCTACTGGTTCAGCAACAGCCTTCTTTTCTGTAGGCTTCCAAGTATCTACCTCAACATAGTGAGTCTTACCATACTCATCGGCTCCACCTTTCTTCTTAGCAACCTTTAACTTGATGTACTTCTCTCCGTTGTACTCGTAGATGTGTTGCTTCGCATCTCCATTTAATTTAGATAAGTTCACTGAGAACTCTACTAAATCTCCATCGAACTTTTCAGTTCCGTTTCCTACGTAAATCTTTTCTTTACTCATAGCTTAATAAAATAATTGTTTAAAAGTTTTCATTCCCATCTTGTTGTCAATTAAGTCTGCAATGTACATAGCTTGTTCAATAGTGAATAGTCTAGGTTCATTTACATACTTTCTTAAGGTTGGATAGGACATGGGAATATCATTCCTCTCCATCCCTAAATGTATACCTCTCATTGAAAGGTTGTTCTCTGTTAGTTCTTGTTTTAAATAATTTGTCATAATACTTCCGTTATTAAGTGTTCTTCAACTACCTCTTCGTTATCTATAAAGAATTTTCTATAGGTATCGAGAAGGTACTTATACTCATCTCTACCTCTCTGCGTAAACTCCTTACCTGCGTAGAATATAGACACGTTATAAGGCATCTCTTTTTCTTGGGTTATAAATATAAACTCATCACAACTAAACCCATCTGAGTAGAATGCTGACTGTCTATCGTACCCATATTTCCTACAAGAGTTTGAGAAACCCCAATGACTTCCATCGCCTGTAGTCTTAAGGTCTATCAGTGTAGTTCCATTACGGTAATCTGCTTTACCCTTACAGAAGACTCCAGTATCATCATCTTGCCAAGCGTTAGCTATCTCTCTCTCTCCCTCAGCCACTAGCAAATCTCTAACCTCCTTGTTAGAGAACAACACATCTTGCATACGCATTATCTTGTCGTACTCTTTCTGTAGGATGATAGTGGGAGCATCAGGATTATTAGCCTTAAACTCCTTATACCCTTTGGTAGTCCTTGTAGCTGAGTCAAACACCTTAACCTTATCGTTAAACTCGTTAGGCTCTAACATAGCCACATGGTATGCCCTACCGAATATCATAGGCAGAGTCTCCGTTCTCAATTGAGGGTTATCCCTCATAAGTTTATAGGTACGTACATCCTTCTTTATTAACCCCAACTGCGAGTTCGTTACAAACTCGTAGTCAGAGTAATAGAAAGAGTCATCCTCTAGTTTCTTTATAAAACTATCGAGACTC